TCGGCCATTGTTAAAATCATCGAGCAACATATTAATGAGCCAGAGAAAATGCTGGCGGCACTGAAAGTTTTTGTACAACCGATGAAAGCGGCGACGCGCAGTTAATCCCACAGCCGCCAGTTCCGCTGGCGGCATTTTAACTTTCTTTAATGAAGCCGGAAAAATCCTAAATTCATTTAATATTTATCTTTTTACCGTTTCGCTTACCCCGGTCGAACGTCAACTTACGTCATTTTTCCGCCCAACAGTAATATAATCAAACAAATTAATCCCGCAACATAACACCAGTAAAATCAATAATTTTCTCTAAGTCACTTATTCCTCAGGTAATTGTTAATATATCCAGAATGTTCCTCAAAATATATTTTCCCTCTATCTTCTCGCTGCGCTTAATTTGACTAATTCTCATTAGCGACTAATTTTAATGAGTGTCGACACACAACACACATATTAATGAAACAATGCAACGCAACGGGAGAAATAACATGGCCGAACATCGTGGTGGTTCAGGAAATTTCGCCGAAGACCGTGAGAAGGCATCCGACGCAGGCCGTAAAGGCGGTCAGCATAGCGGCGGTAATTTTAAAAATGATCCGCAACGCGCATCTGAAGCGGGTAAAAAAGGCGGTCAACAAAGCGGTGGTAATAAATCAGGCAAATCCTGATTCACCGTTAATTATTAATATCAGCTGATAAAGATAATTGCATCTGCGGGCCGTATGGCTCGCAGTGATTTCACTGGAGAAAAATATGAATATGAAGACCATTGAAGATGTATTTATTCACCTGCTTTCAGATACCTACAGCGCAGAAAAACAATTAACCCGGGCACTGGCAAAACTCGCAAGAGCAACATCAAATGAAAAATTAAGTCAGGCTTTTCATGCGCACCTCGAGGAAACTCATGGACAGATTGAACGTATTGATCAAGTTGTGGAGTCCGAATCGAACCTGAAAATTAAGCGCATGAAATGTGTGGCAATGGAAGGTCTTATTGAAGAAGCTAATGAGGTCATCGAAAGTACCGAGAAAAACGAAGTGCGTGATGCCGCACTGATTGCCGCAGCACAGAAAGTCGAGCATTATGAGATTGCCAGTTACGGGACATTAGCGACGCTGGCTGAACAATTAGGTTACCGTAAAGCAGCGAAGCTTCTGAAAGAAACCCTGGAAGAAGAAAAGGCCACCGACATCAAACTGACTGATCTGGCCATTAATAACGTAAATAAGAAAGCCGAAAATAAAGCCTGAAATATGAATTTTAACTTTTAGTCATTTTATAAAGAGGATATTTTCATGAATCGTATTGAACATTATCATGACTGGTTACGTGACGCCCACGCAATGGAAAAGCAAGCCGAATCTATGCTTGAATCCATGGCCAGCCGTATAGATAATTATCCTGAACTACGCGCTCGTATTGAACAACATCTTAGTGAAACCAAAAACCAGATTGTTCAACTGGAAACTATTCTTGATCGTAATGACATTTCACGTTCAGTCATTAAAGATTCCATGAGTAAAATGGCTGCGCTTGGGCAGTCAATCGGTGGTATATTCCCTTCTGATGAAATAGTCAAAGGCTCTATTAGCGGATATGTCTTCGAGCAATTTGAAATCGCCTGTTACACCTCACTATTAGCAGCAGCAAAAAATGCCGGTGATACAGCTTCAATTCCAACCATCGAAGCGATTTTAAATGAGGAAAAGCAAATGGCCGACTGGCTGATTCAGAATATTCCGCAAACAACTGAGAAATTTTTAATTCGCTCTGAAACTGATGGCGTAGAAGCGAAGAAATAATACCCTTTATACAATGTCCTTATTGACCCCGTATATTACGGGGTCGTTTTTGTGCGGAATTAAAAACGATATCCTGCTGAGAACATAAACACCCACGGATCGAGGCGTACGCTATCGTGTTGCTGTGCACCGCCCAGCTTATAATTGGCGGTGGTATCGATATCCATGTACCACACTGATAGATTTTAAAAAATGCAATAACACATTGTACATAAAAGAAAAAACAGGATTTTGAGATGCTTTTTTATACCGTTTTCCCGTGTTTTTAACTGCTTGATTTTATTGAAATCTCTTTTAGTTTTGCAGAAAGACTTTCTCTCGCTTGCTGTTTGAATTCTATACATTAAAATGAAGAAAAATTCCTAAAATCCCCGCCAGCACAAACAATCACTTGCTCATTCATGCTTTATCAAGAAAATATCCCTGCAAGTTGTATTGTTTCTTTCTGCGTCCCGACAGGGTGTTATGGTTCCCACTTCTCTCGGGGCGGACACTTAACGGACGGGAAATTTTCAGGTGTCATTCAGACGTGATTTGCCCCAGATTGGGAAAGCACGCTTTTTTCTCAGCTTATTCCGTTTTTCCTGTGTGTTGAATAATTCCACGGCAGTTATATAAAATCGATAACGGCTGGAAATCATTCAATACTCGCACTATCGAAAGTTCACCAGCCAACCGCCGCGCTGATGATTCCGGAAAGTGGATGTTTAAGGACGACGCAGTCGTTAAACGGATTTATACGGCTGACGAACAGCAACAACAGGCCGAATCACAAAAGGCCGCGTTACTTTCCGAAGCAGAAAGCGTTATTCGGCCGCTGGAACGCGCTGTCAGGCTGAATATGGCAACAGACGAGGAACGCACACGACTGGAAGCATGGGGACGCTACAGTGTTCTGGTCAGCCGTGTGGATACGGCAAATCCTGAATGGCCACAAAAGCCTGAATAAAAATTAAGGCCCGCTATCGGGCCTTGTTTCATGCTGGTTGTTCTGGAAATGTTACTGGCAGGCTGGAGGTGTCTGTAGATTCGACTTTCTGCGCATAGAGCATCCACTCGGTTAATTTTTGTTTATTCTCGTCGGAAATGATGCCCAGCCGTAGCTGTGAGTCCCATAGCTGGGTTTTATCCCTGACAAGTTGCAACAGGCTTTGCTTTTCATTTTCCGCTTGTTGCCTCTGCTCTTCCTCGGTATAAGTTCGCTTTATCACTACGCCATCTTTGAACATCCATTTCCCCGAAATATCAGCCCGGCGATTTGCTGTAATATCAGGTAATTCAACGACGCTTGCACCCTCTGGATTAATTGCTGAAACATCCTTTTCAATACAAATAATAACGCCGTTATGGTCATAGACCATTTTCAAAGTGTCTGGCTGGAAATTCTTTTGTTCCTCATACCAGTTTTTTCCATCATCTGAATAAAGCCATTTGATGTTAAATTGCTTTGTTAGCTGGTATTGCTCTTTTGTTTTAGGGTTGCCAGCAGTAATGTTTTTTAAGTGCATCATCGTTAAATACTCCCCGCGTTATACCACGTCCCATTAATGCAATACTGAATTGGCCTTGCCTGAGTTGTATCAATTAATTCATCACGGTTTCCGTTAACTGAACCCGTAACGACATAACCTGACCTGTCAGACCAGCCGGGGCCTTTCCATGTCTGAACAGATGACAGACCGCCAAGGCGAATACCTGTAATAAACCTTGAGTTACATTCTGCCTGCGTATATGCACCAACATCCCCCGCAGAGGGTTTGCGTGTTGTGGTGTAAAACTCTGACCAGTTAGCTTCAAAGCCATAACCATCACGCGCTGAACGATAAAAAATACCGCCGTTCCTGTAATTCACGCGGAACTGTACAGCAGGGCAACTCCCCGCATTCATATTGAAGTGGAGGATTAATGTCGATGCACCACTGATATCTGCATCATAAACACCGCTACCCGGGATGCCCCCGTCGTCGTGTAATCAGAGCCGCAAGGCGGCGCTCCCACTCCTGCCGTCCCTGCCGGATCTCAGATAAGTTTTCCATGGTCATCTGCTGACCATTAAAGGTGACGGATTTTCCGTCCAGCACCGCCATTTCAGCTTCCGTATAACGCTGAATCATGGCTTCGATATCATTCTGGTTCATAACCATCCTCCGGAAGTCAGCCAGGGGTTAACATCGTCAGTTACTGTTTTCTTCCGTTTTTGTTTTTTAACAGGCGTGGATACCGGTTCCGGTGAGGGTGACGGTTCGGTACTGTCCGGGACACACTCCAGCCAGGTTTCCCGGCTCGCCCACTCCGGTGCATCCGGCCAGCGGATCTTTTCGTATCCATGCAGAATGACCAGAGCCTCGGCATACACCATCAGGTCAAAAGCTTCGTTGGCACCGCGACCCGGCTTACTCCATTTCCCGTCACTGCTCCGCTCTTCATACGTCAGTTCGTCGTAAAACCAGCTCCCCAGCCAGTCAGGGAAATGCACATAGCCGGGACCTGGCGAGTCACGCCATAACGCGTTATTCACCCGGTCTTTCAGGGCATCCGTCTGAAGAAGCCAGAGCGGCACATCACCTGCGGCCTGCGCCCGGCGGCCCGTTCGTCCGGTGTTATCAGGGAATGTACGGCTGATCAGTTTTGCGCGCCGGATGCTGTCACCCTTAAACAGGTAAATACGTTTACCAAGGCCATCACGACGGCAACGACGCCAGAATTTATAGGCATTATCAGTGACCCCGTCTTCACCGCCGGAGTCCACCGCCATTGCCATCAGTCGCATTTGTTGAGAAGGATCGGAGGCCAGCGGCCAGCTTTTATGAAAAACATCCGTCAGCAGGACATCCCAGTCTTCCGGGTAGCTGGCCGGATCAATTCGCTGGCTCTCCCCGTCGCTGTCACCGCGCAATGACTGCGTGATGTTGTAACGATCAATAATCCAGCGTTCGCCACGGCTGCCATAGCCCGTTACCTGAACCACAAAACGGCGATGACGTCCCGCCTGCACATCCACTGTCGCCACAAGGAAATTAACGCCATCCGGCACACTGCGGGAAAGAACTGGCTCTGCCCGCTGCTCAAGCAGTTCACTTTTTCGTTGCTCCATGCTGGCACGGGGAAGATAAGGTAATCCCCAGTCGGTATTGATAACCGTCTTGAGTGTTTCTTCACTTCCGGTTGTCTCGTATTCCTGTTCTGCAGTAAGCAGTTTGTAAACGAGTTGCGAGAGTGTCTGGTAAGCAGCTGCCGGACCCTCCATCCAGAATGACGCAATACGTGAGCGTCGGGGATCACCATAACGACTGCCATCCGCATTGATGGATTCACCATCCCGCAACCAGACCCCACGTCCGTTCAGCTCACGTTTTTGTTCAGGCATAATCCGTCCTGAACAGGAAGGACACTGAATATAAGCCGCCTCACTTGCCAGCACGGGATCGGCAATATCACGGAAATCAGCAACCACATCGCCGCAGGGCTGAAAATACTCACCACAGTGTGGACAGGGCCAGTACCAGCGACGGCGATCACCACGGTTATAGAGCGACAGGATCCCCGTGGTTGGTGGAGCCTCATGCGGTGAAGTCCGTCGCCATTTCACATCCTTCACATCCCTGCCGGGGGAACTCTCCACCAGCGTCATACCACTGGACATAAATGTTGTGGTACGTTTTGAGGCAAGAGAGAAAGCATCCCCCTCGCCATCAATATCTTCCGGAAAACGGTCATAATCCGTCAGCGCGACGCATTTATAATCTGATGAGGACATGATATTGACTGACGGCCAGCCGATTTTCAGGTAGTTACCAGCAAGGAATGTTCTGTCATAAACGTTGTTGTCATTTTTGTTCGGACTCAGGCGACTGACCACTTCCGGGCTGACGCGAAACGTTCTGGCAAGTCGTTTTTTGGAGTGTTCGCGGGCTTTTTCCTCCGTCATCTGAATGATCAGCATATCCGCAGGATCGCAAATCACGTTGTAAATCACCCAGCCGTCAATCAGGCCGATAGTCTTGCCGGTTCGTGCCGGGCCAACAAATATCACTGCGTCGTATTCACGCGAGGCCAGGCAGTTCATCGGCTCAATAACATACGGTGCCACCAGCGGATCCCACGGGACTGAGTTCCCGGCCCCCATGGGCACCCGCATATATTGAGCAACGGCATCAGCAACCTGCATTCGTCTCGGTGCGCGAAGGATATAACCTGAATCGGTTCGTGCTGCCTTTGCGGTTTCCTGATTCAGCATTACTCCTCCTGCTGTAATTCCTCCTCATCATCCGCACCTGCTTCGGTCACCCGCAGGGCTATCTGATCGCGCAGATCATCAATAATGGACTGAACACGGCTCACAGCGGCAGGCTGCAGACCGCAGTCACGTTCAAGAATATCCGGTAATGTCTCCAGCACCTGCACGACCGCTTTTGCCCAGATGGCAAACTCCCGTCTGACATCACTGGCCGGAATGAGTTGCGCCGTTTCCTGTTCGAACTTAAGACGCTCACGTTCAGACTGATACCAGGCTTTGCGCTCATGCGCGTCCATTTCGCCTTCTGCAACCGGCGGTGGTAATGCCAGAAATGCCGACACAATATCAACCACCCGATAAAGCTTGAGGTTGCTTTCATGCCCCCCTGCAACGGGTAGATTTTGCAGCCTTGCCGCAGCAGTCTGGCGATGTACACCTGACAATGCCGCCAGTTGACTGATATTCAGCGTCAGATTTTTTAACTCTCGATCCATACCCGCTCCAGAATGTTTTAAACATGCATCTTGCGAACAACTTTAGGCAAACGGTGTTAGTGATGAACAAAAAACAATCAGAATCGACACCATAAAAATAAAATCACTGTAATATCAATCAATTACAGTGATGGTGATGACGAATAAAATTTCAAAAACTAGCCTTTTTCCGCGACGCTCCCGCCCCGTGGCAGGCCACCCCACCGGAAGGACCCGCACAAATGAGAGCTTTTATCATTAACATTTACAGATAAGATGACGTACATCATTGAAACGCCATTCAGCCATATACCGGCAGCATTCGTAGTTGCACTCCGTAACCCTGCGACTAAGGTTGAAAGCATGGCCATCTTTTTGCCACCGGCAAATCTTCAATGGATTTCCCCTGCCGGTTTTTTATTTCTCACATTATCGCAGCCACTCAGTGTGAAGGGCTGCTGTAATGCCGCAATCTTTTTTAACATGAAAAAGGCCGCAGAGCGGCCTTTATGGTTTATTGACAATTGATTAAGACGTGTGGCACTTATTGGCACACCAATAGCAACCATTCACCCGGGAATATCCTTTGGCCTTTGCCTCTGTTACCGCCGAAGAACAATCACTATAGTAACCAAGGTAATCGCGGTTAGCTACAGAAGGAAGATATGAACATTCCTCAGCATGCACCTCATGATCGCCATTGCTCTGAGCATTTTTGTTCACGTAATAGTGTTTAAAAACCATTGTATAACTCCATGTTGACGCTGATATTCAGCATTAACATGCTATATCACCAATTACACAAACATAAGCTTGTTATTTCAATTAGTTGATAACGATCACCACTGAACTTTGGACTTGCGAAATTCAAATGTTTTTCTGACTATTATTGGGCCGATAAACAGATATTATTTGAGCGTTTTGGTTCATTACATAAGCAATATCTCCATCTTTCAGAATGACTTTCCCATCCTTTCCCGATACGGCAATACTCCGCTGCTCTGGATGATAGCCAATGCTACGCCCGCAATGGAGCTCTTCCCCACCATTTTGAGACATGACTTTTACAGTTAACATTTTTCTGCTCCTATTTAGATGCCCTTTCCATCCGGGCCACTGTTCAAAGTAAATTTAGATTCAACAATATTCTGCTCTTACAGGCGATCAGTTCTGCATACACTGCCTGGCACTTTCGACAATTTCGCAGACCTGCGAGGCCGTATCGAAAAGCTGGCGCACCTTATCCAGGCTAACGCATCCCACCAGGAAAAAAGGCACCAGTATCGCTACCAGTGCCCATTTCGCCGCCGTTCGCGGCATTCTGTGTGTCCAGTGTTTTCGGCTCATAAACCACCTGGTTATTAGCGCTTCAACTGAAAGTGAGGCCCGTCTTTCAGTGTTTTCCAGTCCCCGCCCCATTCGATGGCAGTTCCCAGCTCTGCGGCAGCCTGCTTAAATGCCTGCGCGATTTTCTCGTACAGAGGCCAGTCCCATGACACCTGGCTACCAATGTAGGCCACAACATCCACCGCATCACCGGTCAGGTGGCGGCTGTTCATGGTCTGGCTTTTCCCTTCCGCGACCAGCTGCTTCTGGCGATACTTACTGCGCAGGCCTTCCGTAATACCGAAGTCAACCTCCGTCAGCTCCAGCGCACGGCGAACAACAGCAACCAGCTGTGGTTTGACGCCCTCCAGATTTTTCTCACTTCGACGACTGAATCTGAATTTACCGGGCATACTCACCTCCGTAATGAAAGGATTTTTGATACGTTCCCGCGTGCTCGTATCACCAGCACGCAGAACACCAGGTTAATCAGGACGACCAGCCAGTTACCGGGTGGAAAGCGACCACACAGATAACAAAGTGGCGCAAAGGCATACAGCAGCATCAGCAGCCAGGCCAGCCACGACATCAGCGGTTTATGTCTGGAATCACCACGACGATAAAAAAAGAGCGTCAGCACGATAACCGTGCTTAACACCACATTCAGTAATCCGGGAAGGTTACTTAACATTACCGCCTCCACCCCGCAGACGGGAGAACACACCGGACACCAGCGATGCAATATCCTGCTGGTGGATGAACGACAGAATCTTCACCGACACCACCGATACCAGCACCGCACACAGCGCATCTGCCGATGTACCGTCATACCCTGTTTTTGATGCAATCCAGGCTGACAGCACGCGCGCCCCCAGCACGCCGACGATAAACGACACCAAAAAATGCGCCACCACACGCCAGATTGAAAGCGCCTGCGGCATCGTTGCCACAAATAACGCCCCGGCGAACGCACCAAACACAATCCCGAAATCCGTTCCGGTAAACAGCCCGAATACCGTCGCCCCACCGAGCGCCGCAGCCGTGCCGGAACCAGATAAGGGTTCAGACATACGTTTTTCTCCTGTAAATAAAAAAGGGCCACCAGCGGCCCGTAAAAACACCCCGTCAAAGGCGCCCGCAGATGCCTTTTGCGCGGCGTTATTTGATGTGATATGCGCCGGGTGTGGCGAGGATATGAAAAAGGCCCGCCGTAGCGAGCCATGAAAAAAATGAATAAAAAAAACCGCCTGGTGCGGCGGTTAAGGATGTATTTCCAAGTTTTGCTTAGTACGCGATTAATCTCAACGTTATTCTGAGCGATGCTTACAACATCAGAATGATGCATTACCGACCCTGCCAGGAAATACAAAATCTCCACCGATAATGCACCATTCTGCTGTCGTAAAAAAAATCAGCACTGAGGCTAACCTGGCCTCAAATCATAGCCAGAGAACAGAATGTCTCTTAAAACAACCTGCTCCCACGTAATAAAAAATACGCCAGTGCTGCAATACAATAAGGCTTATTTCAAATGCTGGAGCGGGTAGCGGGAATCGAACCCGCATCATCAGCTTGGAAGGCTGAGGTAATAGCCATTATACGATACCCGCATATGGTGCCGACTACCGGAATCGAACTGGTGACCTACTGATTAAAAGTCAGTCGCTCTACCTACTGAGCTAAGTCGGCACTGGCCCGCCACCGAGGACTCGAACCTCGCACACTCAACTTAAAGGGTTGACGCTCTTTCCTGATGAACTGGTGACGGTTGGTGGCCCTTGCTGGATTTGAACCAGCGACCTGGCGATTATGAGTCGCTCGCTCTCACCACTGAGCTAAAGGGCCGGGAGCAGAATAATAATGGTGCGTAATTAATTCTGCAATCTCATCCGTTTCAAACGATTAAATCCTGAACTTCCCTGACTGTCTGTTCAAAACGTCCTGTCTCCAGCTCAACACCAATCGCACAACGCCCCAGTGCCATCGCCGCTTTTACCGTTGAACCTGAACCCATAAAAAAATCTGCAACCAGGTCTCCCGGACGACTGCTCGCGTTGATTATCTGCTGCAGCATTTCTGCCGGTTTTTCGCACGGATGTTTTCCTGGATAGTACTGCACCGGTTTATGCGTCCAGACATCGGTGTACGGAACCTGCGCCGTCACACCGAAATACCGCCGCAAATTTTTATATTCACTCAGCAGTTCCGTGTACTGCCGGTTCAGCTCACTGTATGTGCTGACCAGCTGGTGGTGTGGCTTTTCCAGTTCCCCGCGCTGATGTTTTTCTGCCGCAACACGCGCAAACAACGCCTGCAATTTGTTGTAATCACCCTCGTTCGGTAACTGCCACTGACTGGTACCAAACCAGTGCGAAGCCATGTTTTTCTTTCCGGTGGCTTCCGCTATCTGTTTTGACGTTATTCCCAGTGATTTACGCGCATCACGAAAGTAAGAAATCAGCGGGGCCATGACGTGCTGTTTTAGCTCGCGCCCCTGTGCCACATAGCCATCATCTTTCGGGCGATACGGTCCCTGATAATGTTCTGCAAACAGAATGCGCTCTGTTGCCGGAAAATACGCCCGCAGACTTTCCTTATTGCACCCGTTCCAGCGTCCGGACGGCTTCGCCCAGATAATGTGGTTCAGCACATTAAAGCGCTCACGCATCATGATTTCGGTGTCAGATGCCAGGCGATGACCACAGAACAGGTAAAGACTTCCGGCAGGCTTCAGTACCCGCCAGAACTGCGCCAGACACTGGTCCAGCCATTTCAGGTAATCATCGTCGCCCTCCCACTGGTTATCCCAGCCCTCGGGCTTCACTTTAAAGTATGGCGGGTCTGTGACTATCAGATCGACAGAGTTTTCCGGTAAGGTCTGGATAAATTTCAGGCAATCAGCGTTGATTAACTCACAACTGGATATTTTTACAGTATTAGTCATAGATCAATAAGCACTTCTCTGATAGGCTCATACTGCTTTTGCGCAAAGCAGATGGGCCTGAGGTTTGCTTGTGACCCCAACGCATGAGCAGATGGCTGGCAGGTGCCGCTAACACCCACCAGCCGCCCATTACCACAAATTAAAAAGCCTTCACTGCAGAAGGCGTCTGTAACAACCGAACTGATAATCTGCCAGACCCGCCATAACAAGCTGGGTCAGGATTAACTGGCAGCGTTCGCGTGAAAGGTAAGTATTCTGCGCAATTTCCCCGACGGTCGCCGGTTCGGTGACGCTTAATTCATTAAACACCACTCTGGCGGTTTCGGTCATATCCTGCTGTTTTAGCATGTCTTTTTCCCTTTTCTGGTTAACGTGACATACCAATAACTCTTGTCTAAAAAGCCAGCAAGCTGAAAGACCGGTATTCGCAACCACCAGCGCGTTTAACGTACTGCATCAATTTTCGAGCATAAAAAGACCGCCTGAGGGCAGCCTTTTTACATTAAAATTAAGTTTTCTTTAACTATGTTGTATGTGAAATTAGCATTCCCTACTGAGTTTATACAACTAATCTGACGTCACACGCACCATTATACTTACTAAAGAAAAGTCATCATCAGGTCCGGCTCTCTCTATACGACGCAAAATGCCATTAGAAAACTTCTGACTATTACTCATCGTATTTGATGTAAATCTGGGGCGTTTTTCCCAAACGTTATGAACCCCATCAGACATGATACACAGATGATATACCCCGTTAATACTAGGTAAATCTTTCCATGTGATAAAATCACAGTCGTATTCCATATCAACATTTGAGGCTATAGCCGTCGTTAAGATATTTTTGCCCGGTTTATCCTTCAAATCTCTGGGTTTAAAAATATTCTGATCAATTAGCATCTGATGCCTGGTATCGTCCTTCGTCAATTGGTATGCTTTCTTCTCTCCAATGCAATACAAACGACAATCACCAATATGACCAATAATAATTCCGCTATCACAAACATAACAAAACGTAAGTGTAGTAGCAGCTTTATCGAACTCATCATTAACATCAGCTAACGACATAACCTTTCGCTTAACTTCATCAAATACATCCGGAACTGTGTCAAAAGATAAGCTTGTCAATGCTGAAAGTTCAGCAATTGCCATTGATGAAGCCTGACTGGCACCAGTGTATGAACCTACACCATCAGCTACGGCAAATAAGATGCCATCCCCTACAATTTTGGGAGGAAGCAATGAATCTTCGTTGACCCTACCTGGTTCTTTTGGATACGAGAATGATGAAGTCGCTATCAGCTGAATCATGACTCACTCCTTAAAAAAGAATGCACAAAATCAAACGCCACATCATCTATTGTCTGATATCTATCATCTTTATCCATCCTGGTACACTTCGCTATGATAGGCTTTATTTTTTTATCATCTAAATTTAAGTCCTCAATTAACCGCCCCACCGCATAAACATCAGTCTTAACTGAATACTCGGCATTATATAAAATCTCGGGAGCCATATATCTTGTACTTCCCATACGGGTACCGATCTCGGTCAATTTAGTGGTATCCCCTTCGGGATTTGTATCTTTTACCAGACCAAAATCAGACACCTTGTATGTTCCGTCGCTAAATCGCAAGACATTAAATGGTTTTATATCTCTGTGTAAATAGCCTTTCGCATGGATGTGAGCTACACCATCTAATACCATTTTCACTATTGAAATTTTTTGATCTGTTGTAAGAAGGTTGTTCGTTATTTCGTGCTCAAGATCACATTCTGCTTTATCCATAATGAACCATGGATTCTCGGCAAACAAATCGCACAAATAAATAGGAACAATATTGCTATGTACGCAATGTGATTGATACACGACCTCCCTTTTAAAACGCCTTCTAAACTGCTCTATTTGCGCCAAAAGCTCTGGTTTTTCGGGGGCTAAAACCTTTCTAGCATAATCCCCACATTCACCCTTGTTGAGGTTGTAAACCTTAACGTGTTCAACAAAGCCAAATGCACCCCTTCCAATCAACTGAATTCGTTTTATAAAGTAATTACCGTGCTGTTCTTCCATTAAGCTCACCGACCTAAATTGTAAGAATATCCATATCTTACAACTACAGATAAAAAGGTCCACAGAGTTAAGCAAAAAACCCGCATTTAAGCGGGTTTACACACTATACGGCAAAATATCACATTTACATAAAATGTATGCGATTTAATTGACTTTTGCAATATCTCGTCGTGAAAAGGTCGCTTTTTGTTGCGATCTCATTTTCACGGTGCAAATCAAGGATTCTGTATCGAGTTTCTTAAAAATGTCGCACATCTCACGCCAGTAGTTCGCATAATTATGGCTCCAGTTGTCAGGCTTAACTCCACACAGTCTGGCAAGTTCCTGTCGCTGGTAGACGTCACGCCCAGTAATCCTCCCCCTGACATCCTGCGCCGCCAGCCAGATTAATTTCTTCAGACGCTCAAGCGTTTTCCCTGTAATTTTTCTGGTGCCAAAATGCACCTGAAACTTATCCCACGCCCATTTCGCAATGACCACCTGATAATCCCAACTCGGATTTTCACTGTATACCCACAGCACCCACGCCTTCTGATGCTCTTCAAGAGACAGAACGGCGCGTCGCCATGATGATGTCGAAAACTCAACCGGACTGACCAGGGCAATTGATGAACCTTTCGCCAGCGATTGCTTTCCCGGGATTGGTGGATTATCCCGCGTTATCATTTTTCCAGTCACTTCATCGCGGTACCGGATTTTTTTTCGCCTGTAACGCCCTGTATCGAACATGGCATTCTCCTGCCAGGCTTCAAGCTGCCCTTTTGTTGATCCACTCAAATCGGCGGTGGCAATCATGAGTTGCTCACGAACAAACTGTAAATACTGGTTATTCATGCGCACTCCAGTTCTGTGATTTTTATCCCCAACCGCCCACCAGGAACAAGCTGACCGCGCACAATATTAATTTCATCAAACTGCTCGTCGTCGATAAGCAACCCCGCATGTGTCAGTGCATCCAGTGGTGCTTTCAGGATATTGTCCAGGTCACGACGACGTTTATCCGGTGGCTCTGCAATCACCTTTATCGCCAGCCTTCCGGACAGGTTTAATTTCAGCCGCTGCTGGCGAACAATAAGCGCCACAGCCCGGCGATAACGCTTTCCCTCCTCCGAGATAAAATATGTGCTGCCACGGCGTCGCCAGTAAGTGTTCACCGTCGGCGGGTAAGGTAAAACCAAATCTATGAGCATCAGTCACCTCTTTTACCCAAGCACGCCAGTTGCAAAGGCGTGATCAAGAAAACGAAAAATTAAATCAACCTGAGAACCATGCTTTTCTTCGAACGCCAGCGGATCCGCATGAAGCTCGTTGTGATGCCCCCGACACAGCGGTAGCGTGAAAATATCGTGAGATTTTGTCCCCATTCCGCCCTGACCATGACCAATCAGGTGATGGGGATCGTCGGCTGGCTTACCACAACACGCACACGGCTGTGTCTTCACCCAGCGTGTGTATTTCTCGTTAACCCAGCGGCGACGTTTAGGTCGTTTCATGAAAGATTCCGGAGACTCAGGATCAACGGCAATGCTGACCACCGTCTTTTCCTGTGGTGGGTTCTGTTGCTGGTGGGCGTGAGGCAGCGGCGCAAGATTTTTTGTGCGCTGCTTCAGCATGCTGGTGGCGGTCTGCTCTCCCGGCACGATGTCGCTCTCGCGGTATACTGAGCGAATTTTTTCCGCACGTAACCCCAGAGAACGACGTAATGCTGCCTCTGGTAGCGCGTCCGCCACCTGATTGCAGACCGCCCACCAGGATAATTCAGCCAGCGATAATTCCCGCTCCTGCGTGCCATTCATTGCGTGGCGGATGACATCAATCATCCATGCTGACAGGTTTTGGTGAGCAAGCTGCCCGAGTGATTCAGAAGTCTGGTCACGCAGCTGGTTGTCGCAGTACCAGCACAACACCATTGCGCCAGTACCATAACGGTGAATAACGGTTTCACTGTGATGATAGTCACCATGAGGCCACTGGCAGGATTTAACGTGGCGTAACAGCCAGTCAGACAATGCACCAGCACCACCAGCAGCACGAATCACCCGCTCATCGCTGAAAAATGGCAGTAATGATTTATCCTCCGCCAGCGGCTGGCGAACAGCAGGAACGACTCCGGACGGCAGACCATGCATGCTTTTCGGTTCCGGCTCCACCAGAACTCGAGGGTTATGAAATACCTGCATGGATTCACGGCCCGGTTTTAGCACCACCAGCCCAAGTTCCGGTACCGGAACAGGTCGAAGTAATACCCGCACGTTACCTCCAGATGCGTTGCTGGAATGTGCGGGACGGACGCGGTGGGCGTTCGGAATAAGGGAGCCTGACATAGATTATCCAGTGACGATAATCGAGGCTGAGGGCTTTCTTAACCTCGTATCCGCGCCTGCGGTAGTTATGAATTAGCCATTCGGCCTGTTCTTCAGTACATGGTGGGTGTTGGTACCAGTCGGTTTTAAATGCGTGTGAACGCCGCCCGTGCCGGATGGCAAGGTCGGTATCAGAATTGTGAAATTTGTTTTTGTGCGCCATCGGTTGTCTCTGCTGGCGCAGCAGGTGCCAGTTGTTCAGGCTGGCGTGCGAATTGTAAACCAGAATGCCAGGAAAAAACAAAACCCGCCGAAGCGGGTTTTCATTGGAAGCACCTTTAGTTTTGCTGTTCTATTTTAAGCTTGATAGTTTCATACAAAACAATAGTTGCGCCTGTTTTACATAATTCCCGGCTGTCATACGCGCGAGACCAATAACACAACCAGTTCTCGAGATCTTCTCGAGTATAGGTTTTGCAGGCCAGTCCCTCTGCCATTTCCACGATTTCATCGCCTGGTGCTGTTAACTCATAGCCATTCAACAACAAGAAGACGTAACCAGCCATCATAGCTGTTCGTTTGTTCGCATTAGCAAACGGATGATTCTGAATCAGACTTTCAATCAATACCGATGCCAGTACAAACATGTCATTAGTCTGTTCATACCATCGAACCATGCTGGGACGGGCCTGAGAAGAACTTAAGTTATCTGGACTCAGAACACCAACGGGCTCATCTGGCGTCTGTAATTCAATTAGGGAACGATTGATTTCAACAAGATCATCAACCGTAAGGTAATGCACTCCTTCAACAATCTCAGCCATAGAGCACAATACCCATCATTACACTTTTGAAAGTTCTTCCATGGCTTTCTCATAACGAGAAAAACCGAAATCAAAAGCATTTTTCACTTGTTCACGATGTGCGCAGTTTTCATCAATCGCTGGGCGAGGGACTGCCACAACGCTTTTATCGCGAGGCGGAATACTCAACCGCGTGTGTTTTTTGAGTGGGCAGCTCATACTAATGAGTCCTTTTGTTTTCCGATTATTGGCAAAGCCATGCACCAAATTTGATGCAAAATAGATCTGTTTGAGATCCTTAGGATAGTCTAATGGTAGCTAAAATTACAACCTCATTATGCGACGAAAAACCCGCCGAAGCGGGTTAAGTGCGGGTGCGTTGAGGATGCCTGACACATCAGAGGTGGCGAGGGATTTC